ATTTACCTAAAAAATCATAAGTTCCGGTAGAATCATTAACCTCAATTGGGTAAAAATTACAACCAATGAATAATGTATCCCACGCATCGGTTATATGTGTTTTTGTTTCATCTGGTTGTTCGGGTGAATCAGGATCTTTTTCGGCAGATTTATCCTTTTGAAATCCGTTACGGTCTATTTTTATTCCCGCTTGTTCTAATGCGAGTTTAAGATATTCATTGTTGTGTAAATTAAATATTGGAAATATATAGCCCGTCATTCCTTTAAGCGCATTGTCAATATATTGATGCTTTAAATCATGGCGCATTTGCTGACCAATATATTTTTTTATAACATTCCAACCCCTCGAGGTAAAGTAATCAATAATAGTTGAAGCAAATGTTTCACCATCAACAGGATTACCACCAATTGCAGTAGAATCATAGTAATATATTACATCCTTTGTTGGATGAAAAGCGTAATAATCACAAAATTCCTTGCATAATTCTCTAAGTTTTAATGGAGTTTTAACGAATAAACTCTTTAACGTTTTAAGTTGATTGGCCTTTACCTGACCAACTACCATTGAATTTATTGCAGCATTATAATCGAATGCTACAATTAATGGCTTAGAGGAATCAACATCACTATCCCAAAGGCTATTGGGATTATTTTCATGCTTAGAACCAAAATCAAACTTAGTTAAATAACCATTCCCGGGTGGAGTATAGAAATGGATTGATTCTTCCAGGGCAGAATAAAAACCATTTTGAACTTTAGTTAACCTTTCATTAAGAATTGAGGTTCTAAAAATTAATGGTGGAAGTTCTCTTTTTTGCTTTGCAATCCATTTTTCTCCAAATAATTCAAGATTATCCAACGCATTATATTCTGCATAGAATAGAGCCTCAGATCTAAGCAGTGCAAGGTCATTGCTTAACTTTGCAATAGCCCTTTCGGTATAACTTGTTTGGGGTTTTTCCTTAAGTCTTTTATATTCAAGATAGGTAAGTTTTATTAATAGTATTAACTCTGGATTCATCTCCTTTTCTTTCTCAAGAATCCACATTCCCATTTTACTTGTGGGCATATCGGTTGAAAAAAAATAACCTTCGTGCCATGGGCAATCCTTAAAATATATACTACGTACAGCTTGAGTTACCTCACTTTTTATTTTATTGTGATCCAAAAACTTTGCCTCCGGACCTATTACATAATCTAAACTCATTGAATTAGTACTCATTGAGCCATCGAATGATATGAATCTCTGAATAGATCCGTTAAACCATATAACGGTATTATCGTAGCTAGTAGGTTCGATTAAAGGCTTTTCAAAACCAGCCTTTTTATCTGGTTTTCTTCCAACATAATAATGTTTATCCTTAATATAACCCCAGCGCGCCAAAGCATGAGCAATAGCAGGAAAAGTATTAGAACGAAGTTTTGTATAGGTAGGTGAAAGTATTGCTCCATTACTTTTTGGCATTGAAAAAACATTTCTAACAATGACTCTAGCATCAAAACCTTCAGATTTTCCTAATCCTCGTGATGCAATTATATATTCATCTTTTGCGTTAACTATCATTGCCTCTAATTGAGGCCTATTAAAATATTTAGAGTTTATATCACTATTGCTCATCGGTGATAATATTAGCGTCAGCTATTAAATCTTTATTTACAAGGTATTTTTTAGATAATTTATTTCTGAGTTCTGAAAGATTTTCAATTTTTTCTAAACCCAAAATAGTTACATCGGAAGATGGTTCAAATGATGGAGGTATAATCTGATCCCAGGGTATATCACCCTCTTCATCTTTATCAAGTTTTGTATATTTTCCGTAGATATTATCTGCATAAATCATGGCCTTTATATCACCTGCTTTTTTAGCTTTTTTACGATCCTCTTTAATATTCTCAATTAATGTATAGCGATGCCACTCCTTTGATGCATTACGTACATTTCCAAGTACCGATTTTATTATTGCAACATCCCTATAAGACTGGATTTTACTACGATTATATTTTGTTTCTAAATATTTAATTAGATCTTTATCCATTAATGATGGCTTATCTAGCCATTTGCAGAAAATGTCCTCATAAATTCGCTTTAATACAAGCTCATTTTCAGTGAATTTTATATCAACCTCATCAGGAGTTTTATATAAAACGGCTAAAAGTTTTTCAACTAATGGTTCTTTTCGAGGCATGGCAAAAATTTAATATGAAAAAAAAGGTGGTTTAAACCACCTTTAGTAATTTTAATAATTAATGCTATTTATCTTTCATGATATCTGCTCGTGCATCTTGAAGTTTTTTAACTTCTAACTCTTTTTCAGCTATTGAATCTTGCTTTTGCTTTACAAGATGTGGTTTATTTTTTTTAAAATCCTCTAGTTTAACATTCGCTCTGGTAATATCATCGGTAACAATTTTCTCGCGCTTGTTTATTTCTATGAGCCGAATTTCTAAATCTTCAATGGCCATTATTTTTTGAAAAGGAGTAAGAATTTGGGGTTGATTCTGTTCAGAAATATCCTGTATAATTAATGTAACATTTTTTGATTTATACCAGGAATCAATTTTAGCCCAAAGTTCACGCTTTTCATCATCTAATCTAACAATATCTTCAGCAAGTATTTTTGAATTTGATTCATCCGTCTCAGCTTTTAGACTGGCATGCTTTGCCCCAAGGATTGGCATAATTTCTTGAATCCTTTTAAAAACAGGTTTTAACTCTTCAGGAAGATCTGATTCTTTAATCTTATCCGTTTCTATTTTTACTTTAATGCTCTTTTTAGGCGTTACTGAAGTAATAATTGTTTGTGTTGTAATAATGCTTTGTGATGCCTTAGCCTCAATAAGTTTGGGGTTATTAATCAGTTTGATATGTATTTTGATAATTTCCTGCAGAAGCATTCCCATTGTAACCCCATCAGGAGCATTGGCGTTTGCCTTGGCAAAGAAATCATCCTTTTTGCTGTTTATTTTATACTTATTATAGATTGTCAAACCCAAGACAAACGAACGGTTTTTATTTTTTAACCAGTCATTTATTAATGTAAGATCGTTCATGATTTCTTATTTAAGTTTTAAATATGCAGCAAATTTGCAGCATCTTTTTTGTAGCAGAAAGGACAAATAAAAAACCCCGCTAGGCGGGGTGAGGTTCTGTAATCTTTTTGCAGGTATTTACATGCCATTTTATGGAGTTAACTAGATCTGTTTGTATCTCATCTTTACGGTTACATTGTGCATGGATAGAATAATTATCATCATGCCGTGTTGATATACGGATATAACCCTGCTTATGTGCACCCAAAAGCATGGGTATTTTTCTTTTTTGCAATTCAACGGATAGCAGTATATCAGTCATATTAATACGAGGAAACCAATCCATTGATATTTGAATCGTATCCGTATGAAAAACCATAACCCCAGTACCTATTTCATGTACGAATTGCTCTGGATGGTTTTGTAGACAGCCAAAAAATCTTTCAACATTAAAATAGTATGAAGTACATTTTCTATTAGTAAAGAAATTGCGTCCATGAATGCTAACCACTGCCTTTCTTCCATACTTTTCAATATTAGCAATCATATCTTTAGTATAGGTTGATGGGTATATTAGTTTATCATCAACTGTAAAATGATAACCTGATTCCCAATCCTCGCACCCATAAAATTTACCAACATCACCAAGATTACCATCACCATCAAATTCCTTTTCGCTTTCAAAAATGGTAATTTTAGGATGCTTAAGTATTTCTGGAATATTTCCAGCAAACCTATTGAGGTAAACGAATAATCTATCACATTGATGAAGTATGGAAGGAATGCTATCTTTTAATGCCTCTATCCTTGGAGGCATAGTAGCCATGTGATAATATATTTTTTGATGTACATCCATTTTTTATATAATTTTTAAATATTATGTTTTCCATTCTGCAGGAATATTTGAATAATTGCTTAAGCTAAGCGCATCATTGCCTATAAAACATCCATATATGGTTGGTGTTCCAGTGCCATAATTACATTCCCATAGATTTGGGGCTTTACCTTGAGTACCATTAAAAGAATATCTGCTAAAGCAGACAATAAAGTTTGGGGATTTATTTAAAAATATTGTGGATTGCTCCCCTTCGTCATAGAATACATAAGGAGATACTTGTAATTTATTACAATTTATAAAACAACCTTCGTAATTTTCTGCAGAAATACAACCTTTAAATGGATGATTTCCTATACTTTCCAAATTAATATCATCCATAAATATATAAGAAAAGTTTATACCACTTTCACATCCTTCAAACAACCCTTCGCCCACTATAACTAATGATGAGCAGCCCGATAAAAACCCGGAAAAATCAACAACCTTCGTTAGGCTTGAACACAAATTGGCAGGAGTTGATATTAAATTAGGGCAATTATTGAATACAAATCCTGCAGAATAAGCATTGATTAATGGCGTTAATAAATCATATGGAATAGTAAAAATTCCTGTTTGCTGGAAACACCCACTTATATCTGCATCTCCAGTACAGCCTTCGAATATACCATTCCCAATTATTGAAAGTAACGGACATGTCGAACAACAATCATAGAAATCAATAGCATTCGAACAATTTCTAAATATCCCGTCCCCAATTTCTTCTAAGAGCGGCATATTATAGAAACAATCATTAAAACTTAAAGCATTAAAACATCCATCGAACAGATAAGAGGGAATTATTATTAGTAATGAACCTGCGAAAGAATTATTAAAGCTAGTTATTAATTTAAAATTCCCATGAGTATCATTTGGTATATAATTTAAAGTGCTATATGAAAAATCAATTTTTTTTAATCCGCTACTTCCCCATGATATTACTTTTCTTATCTGCTGATTTCCGGGTGAAAATATTCTTTCAAATAGACCCGTAATGCTTATTCTATATGTTCCACTAGCAGAATAAGTATGTGTTGCGTTATTATCATCATAAGAAGTAACATTCAATAATGGAGATAGATCTCCATAATCAACTTTAAAATTGCAAGTAGATTCATATTCAATAGGAAGAGTATATGATTCCCCGTTTTCAGATATATTTATTTCTAATATTATAGGAGCAATAATTATGTTTTCTATATTGCTTTTTTCGCTCTCTTTTGTGCCTTTAAATGCTGTGACGTAAAAGTAACATCTAATATTAGAAGGAATTTCTGCTATATAGGTATTAGCTAATCCTGTTACCGTATCAATATTCGAATAATTTTCACCATCACTAGAAAAATAAATGTAATGACCCTCGTGATTTGTACTACCAATATCCCAACTTAAATTTATTTGAGTATCTGAAATAATAGTAGTAACTAAATTGCATGGATTCCCATTTAAATTAACTGTTTTTTTGGAAAAAAATATTCCATTAGCTATTCCTATCATAAATATGATATTAACGAACCATATAAATCACCGTAGCAGTAGTTAAAGTACTTTTTACTCTTCTAACTAATAGTGGTATAATTTCCTTCTTATCTAATGGAATTACTAGGGTTTGCCCTGATGCTGTTACTAATTCAACATTTCCAGCATCTCCAAGAACCATGATAAAACCAAAACCTTGAGGTATATCATTTAAATCATTAGGTTCTACGAGATAAGCCTCCCTAAGCCTTAAGCTATCAATAATATGAAGTGGTGAAATATTATCTGAAATGTATAGAATAGCTGAGATATTATCATCTGCAGACATATTATCATGCTCAATGGAAAAGTTTAATAATAAATCATCACCAGAATATGTAATATCACCAATACTTTTTGAGTTATAAATAACTAAATTGTGAGTAACATTAGTAATAGAACGTATAGTAGCGTTATATTTACGAACGCCTTTTATTTTTACCGTTTTTAAAACAGGATCGAATTCAACGGCAAACAAATCTTTAGCTTCTATTATCATACTCAAAGTTTTATTTGAATTAAAATGGTTTCTATTATTAGAAACCATTTATTAGACTATTTATCGTTTTTTTTCTTTTTTGGAGTTGAAGATGTATGAATAACTTTTAATTCTGGGTTTTCACATTCTATTTCTTCAGGGGTAAGTTCTAAAAACGGACATCCATTTTTATATAATTCATCGAGTTTATCCTCTGGTAAATCAGCAAGGTTGACCCTACCAACTAAATGCAGATCAACCGTGCCAGGATGCTTAATATTTTTTAATTTGTACTTTAGCATATGCTTATTAGCTTATTGCGGAAACCTCTCCTCCGCTAATTGGAATTGCTCCATTATAGCGGGTAATTTGTTGCCCAGAATATGCCTCCGCTTTAAATGTAAAACCCTTTCTATCGGAAGGAGCGCTACCTAAATCAAAAGGAGCTTTAATATAACATGGATGATAGGTAGAACCTAATACTAATCGCTCTCCATTTTCTTCTAAAATTATTAAAACACATGGAGTATTAGTTACAGATGCAGCTAATGCTGCAACTTCAGTTTTACTTCCTGGATGAAAGAATTCTGCAGTTAAAGTATAGCCCTCTCCATCAATTTCTCCTGCGGGTTCAGCTTTATAGGTCCCAGTTTTATAAGTTAAGTATACGGGAACAAAATTTTTATTCTCATCACAAGTATAGGTACCGCTCATGTATATTTTTTCTTCAATAGTAGTTGGCTCTTGAGCCAGAGATGGCTCGGCTGTTATAGCAGAAATAGGGCAAAAATATGAAGTTATTCGAGTACCGGCTACGTTTTTAGTACCATCAGAATGAGTTACCGCAGCAAACGGAAAAAATCCGGCCATAATTAGCCCTATAGGATCGTTAAAAACAAATGCTTCGATTATAAATATTAATAAAACAAGCATCATTAGTAATGATTCTATTGATAAGTATTTTTTCATTGTTATTGTTTTTATCCAGCTACTCATGAAGTAGCTGGAAGGTTATAAACTGTATTTGAAAATAATATTTTAGCTATAATCTCCAGCGAGAGATACGTTAGCCTGACTTGCCTGATCGTTACAAGCAAATACTTTACGATGCCAATCGTTCCAACGTGTACCAAAATCACCCTGAATCCAGAATTGAATAAAGTTTGGATCTGGGTAGGGTTGACGCACCTGAACAAATTGAACATCTGATTTGGTATTCATACCTATATCGATATTGCCAGGAGTGGTAACAGTGATGCGCTGGCCAGTACCAAGAATAGGGCTATAGATAGCGTTTGGAACAAACGATAAAAGAGCAGCATCCTTAATGGCTTGCATTACTTCAGCAAGCGTAGGATCTTTAAAATTTTTGACCTTATTCTTGTACGCCTTTAAAACATACGACAGAACGGTTTGTGGGATATGTAAATCCAACTGAACGCTCTTTGCAAATGGATCGAGAGCTTCAAAGAATTCAACCAGCATATCGAATGCTTCTGTATCATCAGCATCTTCAGGCGTTGTAAATGCGCCAGTTGGAATAAGATTACCTTTTGCTTCGGAAACTTCACCGGCAGTAATTAAATCAGCTAATTTGGTGTACAAACCGTCAAAAGCATCCATTGGAGTAGTTCCATCGTTATCACGCTCGGCATGGAAAGATGATAAAACAAAATCTTCAACGAACGTAGTAACTGATTTAGAGATAATTTCAACCTCAAGCGGATGCTTTTTAGTTTTATTATCTAACTTTTCTCCCTGGTTTGAAAGAACCTTTTTATTCTTATAGTTACCAATGTAGTCTTTAAGACCAAGGTAGCACTTTTCAACTTTAAGAGCACTTTCAACAATTTTCATTACCTCCCTTTCGCTTGCCTCAGAAGAACCAGGCACGTAAGGACCCATCAGATTACCTTTACGGCGAGTAAGAAGTAGTCTATCTTCACCTTGAACCTCGAGAAGATTAGCATGGAAGGTTGCCAAAAAAATTTCTAGCAAAAATGCTGGAAGATTTTTGAAATATTCTTGATAGTTAACGTTTTCACGCTGAAGCGTATCAACGCTTATAACGGGAGTTTGTGGCATAGGTTAAACTGTTATTTGTTTTACTTTAATTCCAGATTCACGAATACGCTCAACACATGCAGCGGTATTATCTGCGTTTTCTTCGCAGAATTGTACTAATTCCTCTTTACCTTCCTTGTTCTCAGGATCAGATTTAGCAGTAATTATTGCAGTTGGTGCACCAGCATTTTTTTTAAGAGTATTTATTTCTTGTTTTAAAGTAGCAATAGTACTATCATGCTCGGTAATAGTTGCAATATGCCCATTAATTATGCCCTGAGAGATATCCAATTGATTTTGTATCTGCTCTAGCGCGGTTCTGTCACCCTCAGCAGATTCTAAAGCAGTTTCAATGGCTTTCATATTCTCCTCGGTGAGGAAAACACCACCATCAGCAATTTCTAATGAGGGTACACCAATTAAAGCAGCGATTCTGGCGTATTTATTCATATTTAAACTTTTTGGTTTTTGTATCTCTTTTTTTGCGCTTGGTTTGTTAGTATCAACTAAACCAAGAGTAATATCTACAGCTTCATCGAATGTGGCAATTTGATCAACTAATCCGGTGGTAATGGATTTATCGGCGAATTCAAGGCGACCTTTGAATATAGAATCATCAGCTATTTTATTGCTCCGACCATTTTTTACTGATAGTACAAAATCATCACGAAGAGGATTGAGCACATCTTTTATATAGTTTTCGTACTTTTTCTGACGAATCTCCTTAAATTCTTTATTTTTTTCGTCAGATTCATCGGCATATATATCATGAAAAACAACACCCTCTTTCTCCCACATGGGTTGAACATCAATCCAACTCATCATAACCCCAATGCTACCCACCCGTGCTTTTTTGGTACTGGCAATAACTAAATCGGCTTGCGATGCAATCCAATAAGCAGCGCTGGCTGCTAAATCATCTACAAAAGCAACAATAGGTTTACGAGTTTTAGCAACGACTTCGGCAAGTTGATCAGTTCCTGAAACTGTTCCACCAGGTGAATCAATACGAAGTAGAATAGCATCAACAGATGCATCGTTATCTATTTGCTTTATCCAATTGCCAATGGTATCCATGCCAACCGGTCCGCAATCTTGGTCATCTTTCATTAAAACCCCATTGATGGGAATAACAGCAACAACGCCCGATTTTACTCCACGGCTTTGCGTTGATGCTCTAACCGCTGAAGGTTTTGGATTAACCTCAATATTTTTTGGTTTTAATAATTCACGGTCGGATTCAAAAACAAGTTTACCATCAAGCAACGATTTAACAGCCCAGTGGTAAGACGCGGCTGTCATTTGTTCCATTGCCCATGGCGACCGAAATACTTGTAAAAGAAGTCTGTGCATTGCAATTAATTTGATGCAATGCTAACGCTTTAATTAAGGGATGGAAAGGACAATAAACTACCCTATTAATTCTAATTTTATTGAACTTATAACTACTGATGAGTAGCTATCAACCTCCGATATGCCGTAGTAGAATTTTAATTCTTTTAAATCTGATACATCAAATTCAAATGTTTTAGTCTCCGCTGGGCTCTGAATTATTTTGTCAGAGAATATTTCTACATCTGAAGAATTGAATCCATGAATAACTATAGGATTTTCACCCAAGTTTCCAATATATTCTTCAGTATATACGTCAACAGTTAAGCGAATTGAACCGCTCATTGCGCTATCTAAAACTTTACATAACCTAGCTTCGGTTATTGAAACAGTATGTATAAACTTAAGTCCATTAGTATTGGGTTCACACCAAGCATTTGAATGTGGTCCACCATATCTACCAATTGTCCATCCAATTGGATATTGATCATACGGAGCATCACCAAGCCAACTATCAAAAATTTCATTAAAAATTAGTATATCATCGATAGTGCTAAATGATTTTTCATCACCATAACCAATACCTGCACTATTTTCAGCATAAGATCTTATGTAGTATGTTGTATTTTTTATTAAATTGGATAAACTACTCGTAAAATTATTTGAAACGCCATCAATTGTTTTACTATCATTAATAGTTGGATTATGGCTTGTGCTCCAGCATACCCCGCAGGATGTTATTATAGCACCACCATTGGATATAATTGCACCGCCACATGATGCTGTAGTAAAATCAATATCGGAAATATCTGCTGTTGATAAAGTTGGAACCAGAATAGTTGGAGATGAAGGGGGTATATATTCTAAAATATCCTTTAAAAATCTACCAGGCTTTAAATCGGAACCAACGCAAATTATTTCAACCCCATCAAAACTATCCGGCGTTGTTTTTGGCAAACTATTAGCAGTTAAATATAGCGGGAAATCAAGTGTGCCATATATTTTTTTTGCGCCACGATTCAAGGTTGCTATTAAAATTACATACTGATTAACATAGGGTATAATAGACTCCCAAAGTTCTATTCGTTCTTGTGGAATTAACCAACGAATTTCGGATGGGTAAGTTATTCCAGCATCACTTTTACCAATATTCGTTTGTATCTTATCGCTTTTATATGTTCGATAAACAGTTATTGGAGTGAAATTTTGTTCAATAAAAAGAACGCATTTCATATCTTTTTCACGAATATTTATGGCTTTGTTCAAGGGAACTAAATTGAGTTGAACAATTCCACCTATGTTAATATTGCCATTTGGTGATATCATAGTAGAAAAATTAGGGACAAATTAGGGAACGATTTGGGGAAACTTTTTTCCTTTTTTTCTTTTTTCTTTTCTTTTGATCTATAATAAGCTTTTTTAAGTGTTTCATAGTTTGTTTCGTCAAAAGTTATATTATTATCTGAGCAAAACTGAAGAATACACTTTTTAATTTCATTGGTATATCTAATTTTATCATCTATGAAACTAAATAAAGCATCTTTAAAATGTGCATAAATAATTCGCTCTATATCCTTTTGGGATTCATCGGGAATATAGTACTTACCATCCCTTGTTTCAACCCTCATATGTTTTGGAATTTCAATGGTAAGAATAACTTTATTCTTTTCGCATTCCTTTGGTTTATAATTAAGAGGAATTCTTTTAATGAATGGCTTTATTATTGCGTGAACCAAATTATTCCTTTCATCATATCTTAAGGAAAATTTGCAATCAATATATTCCTTAAGATATGGTCTAAGTTGAATATCAATAGTTATCTTTTCTGACATTCTAATTTTTTGCTAAGTTAAAATTAACGGTTATTTGTGTAAAGGGCATTATATGTTATGATACTTAGCAAGTATCATCTGATGCCCATATTTATCAATTTGTCCATCTCTAATTATAGTAAAGCCTATATCAGTAAAATGGGATGGTGTCCATAATGAAAGATGTGTTTCTTTACTATTCCCGTATACAGCACCTTGCTCAAAAAATATTGCCGGTGTTCCTACTAATAGAATACCCCCGGGATTCAACCATTTTTTAATTATTTCAAGTTGATTTTTACCCTCATCCAAAGTAAAGTGCTCAATAACATCCATTAATGTAATAGCATCATATTTCTGGGAAGGATTAAAATCTTGAATGGATTCAACGTAAATGCTATCATATAAATCCCATATAGGAGATTTATAGTTTCCAAAATATTCAACGCCATGAAGAACGGTATGGTAGGGATAAACACCTAAATCAATCCACTCACGAATGGCTGCTCCATACATTCCAAATCCAATGCCTAAATCGAGCACAGATTTAGGCTGCTTATTTACGAGTTCATATACCGCATCCGGTATAATTGAAAATGATCCTATTGGCATAGTTTAATTTATTAATGGTTATTATAATGGTAATGATACTTTCGATAACATTTGATTACTAACATGAGTATAAATTTCTGTTGTTTTACTAGATGCGTGACCTGCTATTTTTTGAATTATTCTTAAATCAGTTCCTGATTCCAATAATGATGTAAAACATGAATGTCTTAAAAGATGAAAATGATATGATTCGCCAATATGTTGTTTAACAATATTATTACAACTTTTGGATGAGTATTTTAATTCAAACTGTCCATTAAATAAGTATTCCTTCGGCTTATAAATTATAAAATATTCTCTTAAAAGTGTAAGCATATTTTCAGATAATGGAACAATTCTATCCTTTCTTCCTTTTGCTTGTCGAATATTAATTATCATTCTTTTTGAATCAATATCTTCAATTTTAAGATTTATTACCTCACTCACGCGTAAACCAACAGAAAAAGCAAGCGATAAAATAGCCTTATGCTTTATATTTTTAATGGCATTAATCTTAGTTATCAAATAATCCTTTTCGATTATTTGAGGTAGATGTTTTTCTTTTCTAGGCCTTTCGATTTTATTAAGGTGTATTTCGCTTTTATTAAGAATATATTTATAAAACGCTTTTAGTGCATTAATTAATTGATTCTGTTGGCTTATAGATGTATATTTAAAACTAAATAAATAATCAGTTAAATCCTGAATAGTTAACTGATATGTTTCTTTTTTATATGAGTTATAATATTTTAAAACATAAAATGAATACATTTCAATAGTTCTTGGAGAATAATTTTTAACTCTTAAAATATTTTTGAATTTTTCAAGAGTTGATTCTTCGAAAGTATTCATATTGGTAGGTTTTAATGTGTTATTTTATATATAATAGTTAGCGGTAATTAAAGAACCGCCTGCAACTTTCGATATGCTTTTGAAAACTTGCTTTCTTTTCTGAAAAATGGCTTTTTAGAATCATACCAGCTTATTGTTAGGTTCTCATCCCAATATAATTTGAAATTATCACTACCATAAGCTGTATTATTTTTTGATTCAAATCTCATAAAAGCATTGCCTTTACTTGTTTTTATTGGTATTGCATAAACACCATCAGGAACATTTTCTCCCATTCCGAATTTAGTTCCTAAAAATCTTTTTACTTCATTAAATTCTCGTAACATACATTTATATTTTATTGATTAATAAACAATTAACTACCGCTAACAAGCGGTCATAAAACAAAGCGGTTTAATCGGTTCGGCAAGCTTATCACTCGCTTATGGTTAGGTGTCGGTTGATAATTTCTCAACCCGTTCACCGCTTCGTTTCATACCGCCATACCGTTAGCCGTCAGTTTAAGACAGCACCCCGATAGCTTTGAGCATTTCTTCAACTTTATCCCAATCGACAAATGGACGGTCTGAAATTTCGGGATCATAAAGTAATGGGCAGCCAAGAGCAGCATCATCAATATATAATTGACCGTATGCTTTGGGGCTTTTAGTCCAAGTGTGCTGTGTTGGATTTACATTTATTCCGTGTAATGGAATATGATTGTCAATAAACCAATTAACAGCATCTGTTAAATAATCACCAGCTTGTTTGTGTATTCCATAATCATTGCTTGTTACTTCTTCAGTATCACTTCTCATTGTAAAAAGAATGATATTATGCCCAGCATCGGCAATTTTGTTTAAAACAGGTATAGCTCCAATGTCTTTACCTACTTTTGGAAATTCGTGAGTTACACAAGTTCCGTCAAAATCTATACATATTTCCATATTTTGATATTTAATTAATTACTAAAAATAAAAACCGAACGGCTAACACCGCATAAAACCAATAAAGGTTGTATAGGTAATTTCAGTATTATAGCCCGTTCAAACTGTTGTGTATCTTGATAGTTCATCTCTCGCATTCCTTTACTGGTCTTATGCCCACCGTTATAGCCGTAAACAAAGATGTGGTTTGTCACAACTTATTTATTTAAGTTTTTGTTCTTCACGAAGTTTTCTATTATTAATTTGAGTATCTGAAACAATTTTTGCGCATGTTTTACATTGAGTAGTACATTTACACCGACAATAGAAATTTTCATTTGACATAATAAATTCTGTTTTTCGTCAATCTTGAAAATTACACCCAACAGCAAGAGTACATTTCATATCCTTTGTTTGATGAAGACAAGATTGATTATAATGACAATATTTTATATTAGGTAATTGCGAGTATTCAATACCATCTAAAAGATTACCTGCTGGTTTTTTTCCAACTTTATACATTTTAATTCCATCCCAATCACCCCATTGCTTAAAGAAAAATCGAACTTTAGCATCTTTACATTGCTCTCTAATAGATCTAACCCAATCGGGATGGATTGGCCTAGCGTTATGTCCTGTTTCACCGCCACAGATAACCCAATCAATAATTTCTCTTGGACAGATATCACCGCCTTCATCCAAATATTTTTCAATATCAATTGCTCCTAGCATGGGTTCAATTGAAACAAACCGAATTGCTGCAGGAATTTGAAGTAGGATAGTAATACGCTCATCGGCCCGTTGCTGATTTTCTGCAGTAACACCTAGCCATAGATTTGAAAAGTTTATTGCCAAATTAGGGTTATTTAACCAATCAAAGAATTGTTTCATTCTTTGTGGGCGTTTAGTTAAAATCATAAATGTATGGGCACGGTTATGATAAATATTATCCATAACCTTCCTAATGAAATCAAATGGGATATCATCATGAAACAAATCCCCCATTGAGCAAACGAAAACTCTTTGAGGTTTTTTCCATAGATATGGCTCAAATAAGGATTCAGGATGGCATGTTGGTTTGAATGCATTGCGATACTTGTAAGCAATATTGCGTTTTGGATTTTTTTGAAGTCTTTTAGCAAAGGGTTCTGAGTAACAGTTTAAACATCCTTCGCTAATTTTATCGCAACCGGTTACCGGATTCCATACTTTTGTAGCCCATTGTATTTTAGTGTTTGCCATATAATTAGTTTAATTGTTTAAGTGGTAAATTCTGTAGTATCCACTACTTTATAATTGTTTTAATTTCTTCGATTTCATCGAAGTAAGATCTATCCTCCCCTTTACAAATCACAAATTTACCCTGATGCTGAGCTATGCTTTTGTAAACAGTGTAACTTGTTCCATTATTGATTATTATAATGCTAGGATTAATTACCCAAATAACGCGGGCATCAGGATAAATGGCTAAGATTTGTTTAATATATCCATCCTTCTCGGTCTTCATATTATACTAATATCTTAAGTTAGTCCAATGAATAATTTTGCCCGAAAACTCAGCATGTATATCTTCCTGATGGGGAAAGAAGTAATTTTCAAAATCATTAATATTCTCAAAGCCATCGTTACGAGCCAATGCATCTAATTCTATATCACAAAGTTTTTTAGAATCAACGCTAACTTCTAAACCATTAATAATGGTCATAAATATGCGCTGTGTACTTTTGCATGGAAGCATTGGCGCAAAACAAAACATCATTGGCGTTCGAGTATGGACATAAAAATGAATAGCTACTCCAGCATGCCAGCGGTTATAACTATCTTCTCTTATAGAATGATGTTTTGGAAAAAATGTACTATCACTATCAATATTTCTAGGTATTATCTTACCAGTTTTAGTAAAATAATTACTAGTATATTCAATTTTAATGGTAGAATCTAATTCTAATGATTCCCATATTTTAGGGATAAAGAATGTAGGTTTACCATCAGGAAATTGTGTTTTGAATGATAGATTCATAATTTTATATTATTCGAGCGTTGTTTCAGGAAGCATTTTACTTTGTGTTTTAATAACTATACCTTTACTTTCAGCCTTAATTAAACTATTAAGATAATTCACCTCTACTTTGGCTGATTGTACAATAATCTCAGCAACGTCGCATATGCATTTCGCATCTTCTAGTTTAATTTTTTCATTATCCGAGGCTTCTGGATCGTCATTGGCTTTAAGCCTTTCTATTACTTCAAAGAGGTGATTTTGTAAATCACCCATCGTGTTTTGAGCCATAAAGTTGTTTTTTAAGTTTTCGTAATCCAATAATTGCTGATTTTAAGTCATCAGGATAACGGTGAATTGTATTTCTCCTCATCAATTCCTGATCGCTAACTAATTCCAAATTATCAATTGCCATATTGGAGGTATTACCATCTTTAAATACCAGCTTAAATCCTTCAGGTATTTTACCATTTTCCTTTTCCCATAAATAGCGATGATATTCATCCCATTTCCCTTCTGAAAGTCGTATGTATAAATAGGCCCTATTTGTTCGCTTATCTCTTCGAATTGATAGGCAGCCATCAAATTTGGTGTTATGAGGCTTATTTCCCTTTTTAAACATTGTTTTAGAACACTTTTCGTATTGTTCGGGAGACATCTTTTTCCCTTTATTTTGAGGAATTTGCCCCTTTTTAAACCTAGTATTGTAACCTTTAACATGACCTTTATATAGCCTTCCACAATCAGGAGAGAGCAAAAATTGCTCTGATTTTTTTAAACCTAAGGCATTTGCCTTACCATAAACCTTGTAAATTTCTAATCCCAAGTTTGAAGCAATAATATCTGTCCTGGTATTAGGGTATAGCTGCTTTAGGGTATCAATTTCCTTTTGTGTCCATATATGTCGTCCCATTCTATTTATAGCATTAATAAATTACTACAATGACAATCCTTTGCGAATTGCTTCATTAACAGGAATGTTTTTCCTGTTTTTATATCCTTTTTCCGAATAATGCCGTTTTTAGCAAGTTCATTCCACTTAATGAGCAGATAGTCAGTATACACATTGTTGTATCCACAAACGCATTCAAAGTGGATCTGTATAGCTTTTCTAGTTATTGTTCTCATATTAGAATAATTATTTTTTTTCATAGTTCATCCAAATAACTTCCTGTACCTTACTTGTTCTGATATTATTGTTTTTGACAGGTAATTTTACTTTTCGCCAATCTTTATAGAGAGAATTCATCTGCGAGCAATCATAACCGCTTATCATTGCCTTACCTTGAATACTATGAAGTTTTATAGCTAATTCTTCGTGATTTTCGTAGGTAAATTCAAACTTGTAATCATTAAATGATGCTCTTGATTGTTTATGATAAGGAGGATCACAATAAAAGAAAGCATTTGTATTATCGATTCTATCAATACAAATCTTATAATCAGTATTCAAAATTTGAAAATTACTCCGAATGACATTAACTACATCGGCTAGTTTATCAATGCTATTGTTCCATTTGCTAACGGTTTCGCCTCCATGACAGTTTAATTGAGATTTTGCCATGTGCCAACCCTTGTTTTTGCGCTGTGCGCCTAAGCCAAAAAAAGATTGGCGAGCCCGAACGTAGAACCTTCTTGCCTGTTCGAGTTTATCCGCTGAATATTCCCAACAGCTATTATATTCTAATTCGGAGCATGGTGTTAGTAGTAATAATTGAATTAGTTCAGATTCTTGATTTCTTAATACTTCAAAAAAGTTAGTTATCTCCCCATTAATTTCATTAACGGTTTTAATTATTGGGGCATGGTAGTTAAGAGAAACAACAAAACTTCCTCCAAATAATTCTACTAAATGAGTAAACTCATCGGGAAATTCAGCATATAAATAGTCTAGCCATGTGAATTTACCTCCGAAATAGTTAAAGGCTATTATTTTTTTTGAATTATGACTCATTATAGGCCTCCTCGCTTATTATTGTTGTTATCACTATTCTTCCAGTTCCCTTGCATCGTTTACATTTTTCTGTCTCGTAAATATTTCCCTGCGAATGCTCTGTTCTAATATATTTTTCAACTTTCCCTTCACCCTTGCATTCAGGACAAATTTTGATTTCGGTAGAAGTACTACTTTCTGTACTTTTCATAATCCACATCTTCCTTTCTAATTATATACTTAAAATCGTTACTGAATTCTACTTCAACTAGCCTTAAATCAATAATGCGTTTTACAGCATTTACAAATGATTCAGGATTTTTAGATATTGTATTTATATCAACCTTTATATTGGGTGATAAATTTTTTATGTACTCTAAAATATTCCTTGAATAATCATTTAATAATAATTCATTCATATAATCTATATTGAAGTTTTTTTGCTAACCATTTATCTCTTGATATTCCACTTGACCACCAATTAATAACATCCTCTGAACTTTCAAATTCTGAGTATTTATTCTGATTATCAATTAGTTTCTGTACCGTATTTATGTATGCTTTTTTAAAGTTGGGTCTGTTCCTGAAATCACGTCTCATAGTTTTTGGAGACATTGGACAACCAACACAACCTATTCTTTCCTGTGTTTTATATAATTCACAAACCCGAATATTCATTTTTTGTAAAAACTGAAAAACCTCTATTTTCGTCCAATTTAAAATTGGATTTACTAAGATTTTATCCTTACCTAATTTGCAACTGCTTTCAAATTCTTGCCTTTTTTTACGTTTTACACTTTCCGCTTTAGTAATTCCTGTAATAACAACAGCATTAAGTCCGTTTCTTTCCTTTAGATAATCACAGCAAAAACGGGATTGGCGAAGGGGAAGCATCCCTTTTTTTAGTATTAATTGGTACATAGTCATTTCTGGACGAATCCATTCCACGTCAGGGTAGTTATTTCGAATAAAATAAAGAAACTCAATAGGATCAACGCTTGTTTTATAGAAAAACGCCTTAAACTTAACACCAGCCATTTTGCATAATTCGTAAATAACTTGGCTATCCTTTCCGCCAGAAAAAGCAAGATGAAAACCGAAGTCATTATATTTTAAAGCCATATTTTCTACTTTATTTATTATTTTAATACTTGATTCTATCTTACTTTCAAGGCGATTCATATAAAAATTATTAGTTAATTTCACATTTTACAAATACACTACATACTTACCATAAATTTTAAAACTATATATATTTACTAATTACATAGTTAAGGCTATATTTTGTCTGGTAGGCTATAAATCTGGTAACCATATGGTAAGCGAATGGTAATACCATACATACCAGAAATTTTATAGTATTTATAAGTATTGCATAAATTCTGGTAGGCTGGTAACCTATTTTTGCAGATATTTTTTTTGCCATATTTAGTACATCTAAAAAAATATATATAATACTATATATAAACACGTTATAAAAATTTAACGTTATACGTTCTCCTGCTGCCAATATCTGGTATGTGCCGCGATTCTTTTTTAAACCCCATACCAGAAAGTGCCTCTCCAATTTTCTCAACAGTAATAATCGTTCTATTATCTCGCGATATAGCCTTGCGCTTGTGCAGCTCTTCAATAATGTCCTTGGGTTGAAGCCATAATCCTTCACCATTTGTAGGCTTTTCTATATAGGCTCTAATTATAGCATGAGCCTCAGTCTCTATTAAATATCTGCTGTTATATTCTGAAAATTCTTCAAAATCAGTTTCATTCCATGTATAGTCAAAACCGCCTTCAAAAAGAGTCAATGCTTCAGCCCATATGGTATTAACATTAACTTTATCGCTGTATATTTTGTTAATATTATCGAGATGGATACAACCGAATCTCCTATAACCAAGTGACGGTGTTAAAAATCCCTTTCTACTACCTGTTTTATTATTAGAGGTGCCTATTGCATTTCCTATTCGTGGAATAGATTGTGGAATCTCCTCATGCCTGAATTTTAATTCAATCTGCTTTAAGCTCAAGGTTTTTTTAAAATTCTCTGCTGAAAAATTATTAAGCCCAACCATTTCATCGAAGAGAACTATGAAGTTATTGGCGAATGCATCACTAAATTGGAATACCTTTTTATCTTTTGATGATACCTTAAACATATTTCGAAGTTCTTCAGGGCAAATAAAATTTGATAAATAGGTTTTGCCGGTTCCCTCATTCTCCATAATAAAAACAAGAGTAACATCGTTTGGCCATTTACGCATAGAACAGGCAACGGAAGCAACAAACCATTTCTTAATAATCTTACACATCCGCTCGATGTAGTAACCCCTTTTTTTGTCCGCAAAATCTTTCGGGGTTAGGTGTGATAGGAGCAAATCTATGTGACTTGCACCAGTAAAAGTTCCTCGTATTTTATTAAAATACTCCTCAATCGGATCGAAAACATCTACCTGATTTGGTGACATGATTATGTTAGAAAGCATTGTTCTTGAATGTGGAATATCATTTTCCTGTAAATGAAGACTGATATCAGTAATAGATATACTGCCAGGAAACTTATATTTTTTATGTTTACTCAACACTCTCACCTGACCAGGATTAAATTGATTAATTTCTATAGAATAGTTTTTTCTTAAAAACTCCTTAACCTGCTTAACTTTATTTTCGTACTTATTATCCCTTTCAGGATTTGATAGATTTAAAGGCTTAATCTTAATCATAGATGATGCTATTGAAGCTTATATTTCTACTGAAACATTAATAATTAATGGGTTTTCAGTTTTATCCCTTAATGAATCTTCGAATGAACGTAAACAAAATGAAGGTGTGCTTCCAAAACCAAAGTAGGTTATTGGCTTAGCTATGGTACGTTGGTCATTTTTATATTCAAAACATATGTAACATTGCAAAGCAGTAGTTTTGTTATCTTGCTCTCTAATTCCAAATTCTACTCTTAGTTTATAGTCTTCTTTATCATATAATTTATATTTTTCAAGAAGTAATTTTGCCTCAAAGTAGAAGCGGTTAAGTGTGTAGTTTTCCATATTTTATTCACGTTGATTTAAAAAGCGTTCAATAGCTTCTTCGGTATTATCGAAAATATAGTAAACATCTTCTCCGCAATCTTTAGCCCAATCAACGAACTCTTCTAATAAATCTTTGATTTTTTCCATTTCAGTAATTTTAAAAAGGTTTATCAAAATCATAAATTCTACTTAAATCAGGGGAATATCTGAAGAAAATATCCCCAACAGCTCCCTGCCTATTCTTTGCCAGAATAAGAATTCCTACACCCTCCAACGAATTTCCATCATTATCCTCTTTAAATCCGTAATATTCGGGCCGGTATGGGAATAAGATAACATCAGCATCCTGCTCAATAGCGCCAGATTCACGCAGGTCGCTCATGGATGGCCTTTTATCCTGCCGGCTCTCTGCCGCTCTGTTTAGTTGGCATAGTAGGATGATTGGAATTTGTAATTCCTTGGCTAGTAGTTTTAAAGAACGGCTCATTTCGGCAACTTCTCGCTCCCGATTAAAATCTCTTCTATCAAGAGATTCTATTAATTGGAGGTAGTCTATAATTATCATGCTACACTCACCTCTTCGGTGTTTTGTGCGTGTAATAGACCTAATAGAATTAATAGTTACCTTAGAGTTATCATCAATCCACATTTTATATGTGGATAATTTTTTTGAAGCATTACTATAAGCATGTTTCTCATCGGGGGTTAGCTTACCTATTTTGAGGTTATCTGAGTTTATACCACCCTCGGAGCATATTAACCTATCTGCAAGCCTTAATTCGTCCATTTCAATGGAAAAGAAGCAAACTTTATGATCTAATTTTGCTGCGTGTTTTCCAACGTGCAACGATACTGCAGTTTTCCCCATCCCAGGACGAGCAGCTATAACTATAAGATCTCCGTTTTGCCATCCTGCAGTTTTTAAATTTAAATCGGCAAATCCTGTGGGTATTCCTGGCATGTTTCCATTCTCAGAGGCTTTTTCTCTACGATCCATTTCCTTTGAGTGGGCAATCATTATTTCACGCAGCAGCTTATCGGTTCGTTTCTGAGCGATAAGGTCATCAACCTTAAGGGTAAATGATGCGTAATTCTCAATCATTTCATCAAATGAATCGGAGAAAGCTGAATTTTGAAGTTCGCTAGTTGAGCGTATTATTTCTCGCATAACGAACATTTGATATATAATTTTTGCGTGATATTCTGCGTGTGCGCCACTACCTACTTTTGAAGTTAGTTGTGCTAGATAAATGGGACCACCTATTTCTTCAAGCTGATTTTTTTCACGTAAATATTGGCTTACCGTAAGAAGGTCAACAGATTGTCTTTTTGATGAAAGATCGTCAATAGCCTCATATATTGTTTGGTGTACTTGCTTATAAAACATTTCTGGCCGCATAAATCCCGATATCCTATCGAATGATTCTGCATCAACCATGCACGCTCCAATAATTGCCTCCTCCAGTTCAATTGCCTGTGGGGGTATTTTACCCAATCCCAAAAGTTCTGAGTTATTTGTTTTTTGGAAGAGTGAATCCTGCTTTTTTTGATTCGGTTTCGGTGCCATCTTCTATGTTTTCGATTTTAACTATGTATAATCCTTCGCTGCCTCTGGCTATAAAGTATTTTAACCAGGATATTGCTTTTTTGTAATCATTTTTAGTGTTAGCCATTAACCATTCAATGCGTTGTTGCTCCATCCGGCTCTTCATTCTTAACCCATGCTGTTCAAAAAGAAAATCTTTGTATAGTTTCCAAGTTTTTATAAAATCGTCGTTAATCCAGGGATGATTAATTTCAATTGATTCAATCAAATCACTTATATATGGGTCCATTTTATCAACAGATCTACTCATCTCTCTCCACTGCTTTTCTATTTTTTGCTTTGCCTTAAAATATCGTTTACCCAAAGGCAACATTTCAAGCAGATCCTCAAGAGTTTCTTGAAATTCGTTAATGTTTTTAATGATATTATCCCACTCCTGTTTCATTATAATTTTTAGTAATCAATTTCTGAATCGAAGTCTACATCCCCATTCATATCTATATCAGCAATGATGTTAACAGGATGATCTATTTCAGGAGTTGGGGGAAAGTATTGTTCTCTTTGAGCCTTACCGTTTATTTTCACACGACCAATGCCTTCAATGGATTGGTAAATGCCGTCACGAGCAATAGATTTAGCGATAATATTAGAAAAATCATCATAATCGCATTCTGAGAAAAATTTATTGTAATTTTCAAAAAGGTTTTTGAACTCATTTGAGTTCTCATCAAACTCAACTATTATTGTTGCTTTAACAATGATTGCTGTTTTCATAAGTTTCTGTCGTTTTTACACTTTCATTAATTTTACCATTAAAACCAACCTATTCGAGTTATACCATTACCTTTATAATTAAAGAAAGAAGAATTATGAACTTCATTTTTTCTTCTTTCAAAAATTGATATCTGGTCGGGAGTAATGTTTATTATATTAAGGAATATACACTCCCATCCACCATCAGATTTTTTATCTTCCCCAATAATTAAATTTTCTCTAAAAGGATCTTCTGGATCAAATTCACTAATGAATGAGTTATTTGCCATTGGATTTACTTCATTTAGTATTCTCCAACCTTTTTGAACATTTTCTTTTGATAGCGCCATTGTAGTATAATTATAAGTTTTATTTAAGGTCACTAATTACATTCATAAATGATGTGAGTTTTATATACTCTTTAAAGAACTCCTCATGGGTTGAATCTTCGTAAACCTCACCCTCATCCTTTTTAAATGGGGCATGAAAAATTTCAAATACATTTCTTTTGGGAGATTCTGATATTACTATAACTATGGAGTTATCAAAACATATGAATTTTGTTTTACTCGAATTTCGGTAGTATTTCATAGCAAATATTTTTTGATTATAAATCCAATGGCAATAATTGCCAGCATTATAGTTATAACAACAACTGCGTATATGAAGGTTGCTCCTCTGTGCTCTTCAAGTATTCCTTGTTCATCTGGTTGCATTTTATTGAGTTTATAATGGTTACCATTTTTTGCAAAGCATCGAAGTATTATATTGTAGCAGATAATGATTTTAATAAAAGTTCTTCATCAAAATCGAGGAGAGTAATAAAACTCATGAATTTATATGGATTCCATTCCAAAGTAATTTCATCATCAATTACTATTTTATCTGGAATTCTATCGGAATCGAATAATTCAACCAGAATCTCTTTAATCGTTACATTGGTAAAATCGATTGGTTTAAAGTTCGTATAATGAACCGTGATTTTTTTCCTTTTCATATTTGTTATATTAAGTTATTGTTTATTGCTGTTTATGCTATTAAACCATATTCAGAAGCCAATTTGGTTACTTGTGCCTGACTCTGGCACGATGTTTTTTTATAAATGTTCTTTTTATGAGTTAAATAAGTGTTAATGCTTATTTCTAACTCATCGGCTGCTTGTAGATCGGTAAGTCCGTTAGCTATTGTTTGGATTACTTGAATTTCCCTAGGAGTAATTTTCTCACCATTAATTATCAAAGGTTTACAAATTATATGCTCATGAGGACATGAGCCATGTTTACCACATTCGTAGTAATCTGGGTGGGAGTTATTATGCTCATCTACATCGGCATTTTTATCCATTCCACCGTATCTACAAACCAAAAAATGGTTGAATTTATCGGCTAAAGCATGATGTAATGGATCAAGTATATTCATAACATCTTTATTATAGAGCATTTCAAAGAAAAGTTTATTGTATATTTCTCCAGATAGTTGGGAAATTTGAATCTTTTGTCCATTGTGAAAAGCCATTGCTTTACTTTGCTCTACAAATATTTCTACTCTTGTATCAGAGTTAGTTAATCCTGCTGGGAGTGTCATTTTTTCAAATTTTTAGTTCTATTTTCAAATTGAATTAGTTCCATTTTGTTGCTTTCAGCTTTTTGTAGAAGTGCATTAAGGATTTTCTTATTCTTTCTTTTTCCTTGCAAAACAGCACAAATATTTGAGTATGAGAATCCTTTTTTGTTGGGGTACATTTCTTTAAGCTCTATTGCAATATCTTGTAGATCCCCTTTCGATAGGTTATTTTTAATTTCATTGAGATTCAGTAACATATCACAAGTATTAGGTATTTACTTTGTATTAATATTGTCTTACATTTGTAAGACAATTGTGTTAACAAAGTAAAGTTAATTAGAAAATATATCCAAATAAAATAGAGAATATTTTCTAATAAAATAGAAATATTTTATTGATATATGGATAACTCTCTGTGTAACAGAATAGAAGTGATAAAGAAAAATAGCCGATTGACCATTGAGGAGTTTGTTGCCTTAATTGGAGTTTCAAAGCAGTCTTATAGTAGTTGGATTAACGGTACATATCCAAATTCAGAGGTTTTAATTAAGATTTTAAATAATTTCCCAGAATATAATGCAGAATGGTTATTGATGGGTACAGGAGAAATGAAAAAGGGGTATAAAACAGATGTAGTAAATGAACCAATGCCTAACTATTCAAATCGTAATGTAATTAAGGAAGAAGTAAAGAATATTCTTAAAAAAATGATAGATAATATAGAGTAACTGTAGTCCAAAAAACGCCTTAATTCTCAAAAAATAAAAACTGAAAGGCTTATAAAAACAGAGATATAGCGATAAGTGGTAAGTCCTGGTGGCACCACAAAGCCCCTCTGGATTTCCATTGGGGCTTTGATTTTGCTAGGAAGTATAGGCGTTCTATTATCTCGTAAAATCGCTGTTTTTTGAATATTGTAGGCCAAAAATAGACCAATAGAATTATGTCAGCAATAACGGCTTATATCTCAGAAAATTACAAAAAGAAAAACGGTACAACGCCTATTATTCTTCGATTTTATATAAATAGGCAAAAAATTAAAATTTCTACTGGGATTAGTATTGAAAAAAGTAAATGGGATGCAGAAAACCAACAAATTAAAGGAGTAGGGAAGGAAGCAAAGGATAATAATCTTATCATAAAAAACCTGATAAGTAGAATTAACAACATTTTTGTAACCTACCGCCTAGGCGAAAGAAGGATAACAAAAGAGATTTTCCTGAGAGAATTCAATAGCAACTCCAAGTTTTCTGACATTTGGGCTTTTGTAGATTCTGAGATTGAAAAACGTAAGGGTTTAATATCTAAAAATACATATAAGGCTCATAAATCTACCATTAAGAAGTTTATACAAATACTACCAAACCTTCAGTTCCACGAATTCAATGAGGAGACTATTAGGGATATAAAAAAACTGCTCAAATCAAAGTTTAACAATAATCAGAATACCATTGCAAAGAATCTGATTACGCTAAAAACGTACGTTTCAATTGCCATTCGAAAGAAGTATATTGATGAAGATCCGTTTCGAATCGAAAAGATTAAGCGCTCAAAGTCTAATCAGGTTTGGCTAACCGATAAGGAGTTGAATAAACTTGTTGAATTTTATCGCCAAGAGAATTTACCAAGTAACTTGAATAGGGTATTGCAATACTTTTTATTTTCATGCTTTACTGGATTTAGATTGTCGGATGTTAAAGAATTTAGAATGGAGCAGGTTAAAGGTGATTTCATCCTTATAAATCCAATAAAAACAAAGCGGGTTAATAACGAGATGGTAACTATACCATTGACTAAGCCTATAAAAAAACTACTGAAGGAGGTTGCACCGCATAGGGTAGAAGGGAGGGTATTTGACTGCTTTGCCGACCAAGTAACCAACAGAATGCTTAAAAAGATTTCCGAATTAGCCGGTATTAATAAGGATATTAGCTTTCACTCTGCCAGGCATACATTTGCCACTTATTTTCTTGAAAAAACTGATGACCTAGCAACCCTCCAAAAGCTGCTAGGCCATAGCGATATTAAGCAAACGATGATTTACGTGCACCTTACTGAAGGAAAAAAGGTTGCTCAAATGCATAAATCCTGGAATGAATTTAACTTTTAACGAAGTTATAAATAGTGCTTTACCGTTAATCCAACCGCTGAATCAAACTTAGTTCCAGACGGCGTTAGGGTTATTTTTATTTCCTTGAAGATAAAATTTATATTATCCTGATTTTTAAATACTTCAAAAATATCCTTATCGAGAATTTCAGATAATTTAAAATTTGAAATTTCTAATTCGTTTCCCGAATTTAAGTATAGTTTACTCAAAGCAACATAGAAAGATTGCCAAATACCAAAATTAGAACGAGGAGATATAGCAATTTGAACAAATTCTGTTTCATTCAAGGGAAATAAAGAACCATTATCCGAATAAACATCAGGGCTACCAATAGGCATATCAAAAGAAGAAAACGGATAAGTTCCTTCGGTGAATTCTAGAGTTTTAACCCTTCCTCTATTAAATGCGAATGTTATAGGGCATTTACCATCATTAAGAGAGATAAAACCATTTTCAAACGTTGTGGCGTAATCCCAATTATCAAAATGAGGTAGAACTAAAACGAAATCAATATACGATCCCTCATACGTATTATTATTTATCATTTGGCGAAAATTAACAGGAACCATAGGAATTAATTCTGCCTTAACTTCAATTTTGTGTTGATCCAGTTCCTCTTCGCTGCTGTAATCAAAATAGTTGCTATGGATGCAAGTTGCCTTATACTCCCAATTATCTCCATTCTGAGCCCAACTTAAGTAGAAATAGGCTTGTGTTGGAACATTAAAAACTATCTCATTGGGATACGCTTCATAATTTGGCGGATCTGTTTGTGTAACGTATACTTTATCGTGTTCTCTTAGAACAGGATCATTCCTAAAGGCAGAATCGAAAAATGTATTATTTATGGCACGTTCGTCTATAGCAATATAAGGCGAATTACTTCTTTGTGCTGTAATAGAAAAACCTTTTTGTTCTGTATTTTTAGAGATATTTATTTTGGAAACAATATTAGTTAGCTTACCTCCGAATAAAACATTGTTATAAGATTTTATTGTTATGGTTTTTTTAAAGGAGTTGATAAAAAATCTACACCCAAAAGTAGATTCAATGCTTTCTATAAAATCAAAAACGGAAACATTTGGTAATAATTTACTATAGTCAAAATAATCTCTAATACCAGGAAAGAATCCGAGTACATTTTCCGATTTATTCAGAACAACTGCCTGACGTAATTCGGTATTATCAATTAAGAAACTTGAATCTATTCTATAACCCAAAGTCTGAGCAATCCATTGAATAATCTCATTGATATATAGAAACCCAGTAATATAACCACTGTTTTTTAGCAGATTCCCATTTTCAATATAGTCAGGTCTATACAAGTCGCTAGGGCTGTTTATTAAAGTATAATCAGCAATAGCCCTATTATTTAAACTAAAAGTTCTTATAATGTAAGGATCGTCCATTTGTTCCCTGCCAATATACTTTGTGGCAATAGGGAAGAATGCCATTTCAACATCTGGCCATGCGTTATTAAAATATGTTTCCCTTTCAGCTAAAAAATCAATAACTCGTGATGGGAGAGTATTAATTTTTCTAAGATCGGTTTTCTTTGCCCAATCCCAAAAATAGCCCTCTTGCGTATAAAAAGTTAATTCGATGCTTCCATCCGATGTATTAACATAATTGATTGAACCGGTATAAGTTTTAATATCCGTTTCTATAGTTGCTGGTAATGAGATATTTTGCCTTTTACTTTGAGAAACTCTATTAGGATAACCCAATATTTTTTGATTATGTTGACAATCAGGGATGCTAAAAGGGAGAGAACCGCTACCCCTATCATTAAACATCGGGTTAGTTATGGTCAGTGGAATGCTGGTTTCAGAGGAAACTAAAAGCAAGCCTAACGATGTTGTTATTTTAAGCATTTTATTAAATATTATTCAAATCATTATTAGGCGCACACCAAGCACCTGAATTTAGTAGTGCCCAATCATTACTATTGTTTATTTCTGGAATAATATCACCATTACTATAATGCTTGACTTTTAAATTTTCAGATAACCATACTTTTTCTCCTATTTTTATAGTAGTATAAACGTTACCATCTATGTCAGTAAATTTTTGTGGATTATATGAATCATCCTTAACTAATCTAACGGAATAACCTGTATTTTGACTATTTTCTCTAAAGGGAATATATATTACTGAACTATCATATTTTAAAGCATAACTAAAATTGCTACCAAAAAAATCGCCCGAAGTGGATGTCCAGAAATATGCCATACTACCAAAATTGTTATAATAGCCATCGGAAGTTCTTTGCCCGGATGCTTTGCCATTAAATAATATTTGGTTACTGGCTCCTGTATTTGGACTATTCCAGTAATTACCAAAAAATTTAAGTTTTCCTCCAGCTATTTGTGTACCCCCTAATAAATCTATAAGTTCTAACCATTCCTCCTTTGTAGCAACGTGCCACCCTTCAGGAGATAATCCCCTTGAATCTTTAACAGCATAACAATTATACAAAGCCCCATATATAATTGGCTTTGGAATAACTTTAATACGTTCAGTTCTTAGCCGTGAAAAAAAAAAGTCGGGTACACCGATATAAGCTTCAATTTCTACTTCGGTAGGTACTGGATCATCCGAGAATAATTGGAATGAAGTTGTTTTTAGCCCAACGCTTTCTAATCGTATATCCCCTTTTAGATATCGTTTTTCGCTGCGAAAAAACTCCTGAAGCCATTGGGTTTCTATTTCGCTAAAAAGTCCAATAAAGCCCTTATAAAGTTCCTTACAAAGCGGGCGATCTTGATTAATTGAATAAGCCGATCTAAAATTAGTAGATATGGGTAGTAAATTAATGGTTGTTTCTGCTTCAACAGATAATTTACGTTTACCTGTTGCAGCAACAGTATCAAATCCTCCCAGTGAATTCTGGAATATAAAAAAACGGCTTCTCGGTTCACGCTGCTCATCCAAACGGTAACTCATTACCTCGGAGATGGCTATAGAATCAGATTCAAGCCAAATCTCCCAGCTATCAGTATCCTCCTGAAGCGTAAATGCTATTCCGGGGGTAACATCAAAGGAGTACAAAGAGAATTCTTCAAGTGTTGATGATAAAATATCAGTATTTGTTACCTCACCATCTAGATTATACTCTTTTAATTTAAGAGTTATATCCTGAGATATTGAATTGCAATTGAAAAATCTTAGATATTCTGGCTGGCCAGTTCTTACCCTTTTACTTTCGGGTTGGTTAGTTAAAAACATTTTATTCTCCTGAAGGAATGTAAATGTATTACCCTCTTCGCCCTCAATTTCTTCTAATACCCAATCCGATAATCCTCCTGGAATGGCATAGTAAGGACCCTCATATGATTGCATGGGTTGCCTTTCGAAAATAATACCATACCCATCGCCCAGTTGAATCCAAAACTGGCAAACAGCTCCAGTATCTTTATATACTAAATTATCTTCGCTTTGTGGGTATTGAAATGATGCTGTTATTAGATTCCTAATTAGCTTTGATATATCAAAAGTTACATTGCCCTGGCTATCGGGTTCTAAACTTTCTGTATAAATTGGAATTTCATAGCCAGTTTGGGGCTCTTCGGTGAAAATTTCACAGAAAATCGTATAAAATTTTCTTAATCCATAGCCAGAATCAAGAGTGTTATCCGAATTTACGGACAATTTTATAGGATTACCAGCAAAGGAAACCAAGGATAAATCATTGGTAATGGTTATCATTATGCTATCTTCTTTTGGTAAAGAATCGGATTATGCTGAATAGTATAAATAGGAAAAAGAGACCTACTACAGTTTGCTTTGCTAGCCTAATTCGCTGTAAAAGCGTTTGATGTTCATTAACAGTAATGGTATTATCCGTAATTATGGTTGTTTGCTTTTCTATTATAGCATTCTTTAGTTTAAGTGAATCGCGTAAATTATAAATCATTGCTGAATCAACAGTAGCGAATGCTTTTAACCTACCTTCGGTCATTGAAATATTAATAGTGACTATTCCCTGTTTTTTTACTATAGGAATAAACGAAAGTTTTTTATCCTGAAAAACTACGGTATCTACCTTTACAGTATCGCGAGGCATTGCTAAAACAATAGTTTTATTCAATAGTATAAGAGTATCTCGCCTATTAACCTCGTTCAAAACAATTTTTGTTGATTTAATAATACCAGGTTCTTTTTCTAAAGCCTTCTGTAAATGCCATTGTGCTGAACATGACGAAAAAAGGATTGAAAGAATAAGAAATGAAATTATATCAATTAATATAAAGTAGCCTATTCCTTTTAAAAATTTAAAGAAATTACTTCTTTTAACCTTTTTAATATCTCGTTCAATTTCATCATGGTAGTATTCTTTTATTGCTCCCATATAAAAATTTAATTATCATTTAAATTTCAAAACACATTTCATCTAATGATTTATAATTTATTCTAAGAATTCGGAATAAATTATAAATAAAATCATTTCTGTAATCCCTAGGTTCTTTGAGTTGTTCTATAAAGGTGAGCCCAATCCCGATACCTGTCGTATTATAAGTACAATAGATGGCAACACCATACAAGATAGAAAATGGCATTATATCATACCAGCCTCTGATTCTAAAATATTTTTTATAACAGCCAACCTTAAAACCTTCCCTACGGTAACCCACGATCCTCCACATTGATAAATCAAACGTAAGTCTTACGGTTCGAGCAAGAGCTTTAGGTATGATGTGTCTAACATATTTTTTATAAAGCTCTTTTTTAAGATAACGTTTTTCGGGACTCTTTTCATTCTTTATGCTTTCAGGAAACCCATTTTTGATAAATATATACATGTCATTAATCCTCCTTCTTTAGGTTATTTTTTATACCCCAATAATCATGAGATGTATATTTTATTGGCAAAATACCATGAGCAACGTGAAATAATAACAATA